AACCATACACAGATAACAGGCCATGATGCAAGGAAGAAGTGAAGACTTCTAGAGTTGTTGAATGATGCATACTGGAAAATAAGTCTTCCGAAGTATCCATGAGCAGCAACAATGTTGTATGTCTCTTCTTCTTGTCCGAACTTGTAACCATAGTTCTGAGATTCATTCTCAGAGGTTTCTCTGATTAGAGAAGAGGTAACAAGTGAACCGTGCATAGCACTGAATAAAGCACCACCGAACATACCTGCTACACCAGCCATATGGAATGGATGCATCAAGATATTATGTTCTGCTTGGAATACGAACATGAAGTTAAACGTACCAGATATTCCAAGTGGCATTCCGTCTGAGAAAGATCCCTGACCGAATGGATATACTAAGAATACAGCAAAAGCAGCAGATACAGGTGCAGAATATGCAACACAGATCCAAGGACGCATACCTAAACGGTATGAAAGTTCCCACTGTCTACCCATGTAGGCAGAAATTCCGATAAGGAAGTGGAAGATAACCAATTGATATGGGCCACCATTATACAACCACTCATCAAGAGTAGCAGCTTCCCAGATGGGATAGAAGTGTAGTCCAATAGCATTGGAAGATGGAACGACAGCACCAGAAATGATGTTGTTTCCATACATGAATGAACCAGCTACTGGTTCACGGATCCCGTCAATATCGACAGGAGGAGCAGCGATAAACGCTATAATGAAACATGTTGTTGCAGCAAGTAAGCATGGGATCATAAGAACACCAAACCAACCAACATAGATTCTGTTGTTTGTTGATGTGACCCACTCAGTAAACTGAGGCCATCCTGCTAACAATGAACTGTCTCTTTTTTGTAGAGTTGTCATTAGTCCAACTTTAAGTAGGGCTGTAGGGAACAGCGAAACTTAGATTCCTTCAGAACCCTTAAACCTGAAGGTAGGATGAAAGACGTATTTTACTTCCCTAGAGGTCTTGGTTTGAGGGGAAGAGGTATTAAATGTCCGAAGACACTAATATTATATATGATATGTAAAGATTTGTCAACTATCAATATCTGATATCATCATAAGAAATAATGAATACACAAAAATGACTTGGATCATCATCACCACCGTATTACGAAGAACATGTTCCATTATATAATCCCTAATGATCCTGCTGTTATACCAACAGCTACAAAGAATCCAAACTCTAACAGACCATGAGCACCTGCTGGAGTATTAATTAATATGTTATTGAAGAACGAGAGATCCAACATTTGTATATGTGAATATTGCTAGAGTTGCTGCGAATAAAATGAAATGCATAGTTATGCTCCTGAAGGTACTGTTGCAGGAATCATTTCCTGCTGACGAATTCTAATTCCTTTTCCACCATCTTGATCATCGTCATCATCATTGATTGCACGAAGAATCAGTTCGATCAACACCAAAGCAGCCATGGGATAAAAAACCCAGAGGACTGCTGTGAATGGTGATATACTGTCTTGGGCGGCTAATAAGTCGCTCATTGTTTTCGTTTGCTAATAAGTTACGAATAATTATTTAGTTTTGTTAAGATTTAACTAAAGTATGTAACCTTAGTGTAAACCGCTATTCCAATCCAGAAGGCTACCATTGTAAACCTTCCGTTTGCTCTGATTACTAGGTCTGCCATTAGAATATACCTGGAATGATTTGACCTGTGGTGATATAAGCACCTGTTGCTGCTACGAAACCAATCATAGCCATCCAACCGTTAAACTTTTCTGCTTCTGGTGTCATTGTTTTTCTCCTTTTTAGATTTAATAGGGTTAAAAGTGGCTAGCATTTGCTAGTGGTGTAAAGACCTATGTCTTTATGCAATACCTGGAATTATCCATCCGAAGATGATGTAATTATGTACTGCAGCGAACAATCCAATCATCGCTAGGCGACCATTAAGAAGTTCTGCATTTTCCCAGTATCCTTCATAGTTCTCAACGTACTGCATAGGTGGCTCAGAAGCAAACATGTTCTGCTTACCATACTCAGTAGTCGTGTACTTCTTCATACTAGGTGTTGAAGTTGTCATTCGTTTGTAAAGAAACGTAACATAATTATATAGCAAAGATAAAATTCTGTAAAGTATCTTAACATTCAGGAGAACCGAACAATGAAAAGGGTGCCTTATAGCACCCATTAGTTTTACTTATTTTCCCAACCAGGAGGTAGTCTCCCTGCATACGGATCGTAATCAAATACTGCTGGCCAATTGTCTATACTAGGTGCATCCTGTCTCCAGAAATTCCACATGCCTGTATGACTAGATTTATGAAACACATCTAAATGGTCTGCATGAATCGTAGATCCTAATTCAATCTTGTAAAGGAATAAAGGAATAGCAAATGTATTACCAGAGTTATAAATCAAATCATCTGCTACTGCTCTTGGTTTAACACCATTATCAAGTTTATACTTATCTCCTCTACAATGTAACCTTACAAGTTTCTCTGCATGATGTCTAGTAATAATATAACACGCTGTGGAAAAGTCATTAACAAATCTTCTATGCAATTGTAGGTTAATCTGTGCAGGATTAATAATTGCTAACTGAACGACATCAAAATCATATGGTAGTTTTGCTTGAAAGTCTTTCCATTCAAACGGCCAATACTGAACAGTTGAAATATCACAATCATCTTCCATCATAATTGCATATGGTTCTTCTGTTTCCAAGAACAACTTCATTGCTTTTAGATGAGAAGTAGTACATCCTATCTCACCACCAGACATTTGATCAGGATACCTACCTTTTAAGATACCACTTAGGTCATCTTCTCTTCCATCATATGCAGATACACGGGTATAGCTTTCTACCTCCCAATAATTCAACATACTTTCTGCAGCAGCCCAACGACTTACTTGGTCATCCAAATTAATAACATATAAAGGTGGTAAACCTTTTAATTTATATGCTGCTTTATTCTTTTCCATTGTTTAATTCGTTTATTTTATTGAAGGCATGGATCATTTCAGATTGTAATCTTTCAATCCTTTCATTAGCAGATTGCATTTGGGATTTAAGATATGCTACCTCATCAACTTCCACATCATTATATGTTTCTGCCCATAGAGGATTAGTTACTTCTCTATCTCTGTATGGGTATAGCCAATCCTCAAGTTCAGCAACAAACCACCATGTTATTTCTTGTATACCAAAGAAAAATCTTTTTATTTTTCTAATCAATCTCATCACCATTGAAAGTTGTTTAATGATTTATTATCCTTATGAAGATGCATCATCTTATTAGGAAAGTCACAATGTTGTTTGAACATCTCAGGATAAGCATAGTCAGGCATAAGAGTATATACCTCATTTCTATTAGTAAGGAAGAATTTATTTAGATAACTCTCCTCATAATACTTACCCACAGAATCTCTAGGAATATCTTCCTTAATCCATTCATCTATTTGACGCATCATATCAAATACATATGGTATCTTACCACCCCATAAACAACCTTGCCAGTATATGTTCATATCAATAATATCATCACCAACATATGCATTTGATCTTGGATTTCTATCATAAGAGCCAGGTGCTTCATGATGAGGCATCATTCCTTTGTAATGACATGGATGATGAACACCAAAATATTTCTTAGAATCATCAAAAAAATCTTTATAATGAATTTCTTCTTGTGCATATAGATCAGCATCTACCGATACCAACCAATCATAATCAGAAACTAATTCCTCAAGTTTTAATATCTCTTCAAAAGTTTTATGAAAAGTTTCTGGAAATCCATAGTGTGGTATTTCCATCAATGTAATATTATCTGGAGTACCTTCTAATTCAGCATCAGTAAAAACAAAATAATGCTTTTCCATATCAGGTAAAAAATATTCTTCTAGTCTTTCATACCATTCAGATAGAAAATCAGCATAAGATTCTGTACCCCAGAATGTAATTGCTACTTTCCTAATTTTTTTCATAGTAAATACCCTCTATCCCATTGATAAATTTCTTGAGCCCTTGAAGGGTCAATACTTATAGTTGTTTTTCCTTTTCCTTTTTGATTCACTTTAAGATTTAAAGATCCTTTTTCAGAAACCTTTCCTATTATATCACATATTGATATAGATTGACCACCCACTAAAAATAAATCATGATTACTAGGAGTTTGACGTTTAATTATTTTCATCATAAGAATAATTAAATCATCTACATGGATTAAATCAACTTGACTTTTTAAATTAGCATATATTTCTGTAGTTCTATTAGTATTAAGTGAACTTATTAACTTATCTACTAAACCATTAACTCTATTTTCATCTATATCACCACCCCATACATTAGAAACTCTAAGTACAACTGTTTGACATGGAGATCCCATTTCCAATTCTCTTTCAACTTCTAACTTAGCATGGCCATATAAAGTACGAGGAGTTCCTTTTGTGGTTTCTGTTACATTAGTTTGATTCTGATGCATATCTCCCGCAGTAGATAAAAATATAATTTTACCATGAGGATTTTTTGCATGAAACTTTTCAAATAAAAATTTACTATTATGCACATCCAATTCTGCTTGAGCCATAACACTTGTACGAGTAGTAGATGACCACCCCAAATGAACTAAACAAACAGGTTCTTTATCTGTATGAGAATCTATAAAGATTTCATCTGTTCTTAAATCTCTATAACTAAGAGTCTTTACTTCAAAATTATTCTTACAAAATTGTTGAAACCTAGTTCCAATTAAACCATTAGCACCTGTAAGATAAATCATATAACCTCCCAATGTGGACAATACAAATCAGATGTATCTTTATTATCTGGAAACCAATTCTTAGGTGCAATAACTTTTCCACTATTACCTAACCAAGCGGCCCACCAAGAGAAACTTGAGTTACCTATAATATAATCAGTACACATAGTCATAAGACACATGTCAACATACCCATTATCATTCTCAGAAATCAAAAACCTATCATCAGAAAATAATTCCTGCTCAAGACACCATTTAGAATCATCAGAGAATACTATAACCTGTGCATCTTTTGGAAACTTAGAAAGTGCTTCTTTATAATAATCCAATCCAACAAAATGATGATTAGGATTAGTAAGATAATCCGTTCTACGAATATGTAGGCCTACTACTCTACCACCTTCTAAGAAACCTTGCATCATATCATCACAAGGTTTAAATATTTCATCATGAAATTCAAAATCTCTACGAATAGTTTCTTCTACATTCTTAAAATATTTTTCACTCTGAAAAAAACCCCATAGAGAAACCCAGTCACCACAATTAAATACCTTCTCATCAAAATTAAATCCACTCTCAGGAACAATAGGTCTCTTACTATCAATTAATTGAAGATTAAAATCAGAAACTGACTTCATTTTAAAGCAGTCAAATAATTCTGTCTTGAGCATATTACCTAGACCATCATCGGCCTCAGTATCATACTTAGGTAAACAAAAATTTGTATTATTATTTGCAGCAATACCTCTCAAGGCTGCATACTGAAACATCTGGTTTCCATGTCTCCCTAATCTTCCTAAGTGATTAAATCCAATCATGAACCAAACCCCTTCTTATCAAGACCCATTGTTTCATAACCAATTCTATCCATATTCTGTTTCTTATCATACTGTAGAAAACATCCTAACATATATTTTGCAAATCCGTTTTTAGGTGGTCTTCCTCTATGTAGATAACTCCACGCAACAGGAAATAAAGCAAGTGTTCCTGTCTCAACTTTTGTCTTAAAATTTAATTGTGGGAATTCTGTTTCTCCCTCATCAAAATCATCATTTAAATAACATACTAATGCTAAGAATCTTTTTGCAGTATCAGCATTACCAACATCTACATGAGTATCATGTTGTTGATCTGTATCACATAAGAATCTTTTAATTCTAAGGTTCTCATACCTATATGTTTTAGGCCATTGATTCTTATGAAGGTTACAATCCTTCTGATACTGGCCAATTTGTGCTTGAAATCTTCCAATGACTTGTTGAAATGGTTCATTAAATTCATGGTGTTGCATGATATCAAGTCTCTGACAATCACAAGCACCACAAGTTTTAACACCTTGTGCATTATAACAGATACTCATTTTTTTTATCCGTTCTTCCTGTTCACTCCACAATTTTTCATACGTATCTATCATCTGCTTACACAGATCTTTAGGAAGTACCTGCCTATAAACTTTAATGAATTGAGATTCCATTACCCTAGTACTTGCTTGACGTTCGGAAGATATGTATTCTGAATAACATTCTTCCAATCAAATGTTTGAGCATACTCTAATATTTCATCACGATGTTGAACTGAATATACTCTATTCTTTACTATTTCATATTCAACAAACTCAATATCATTAATATGTTTCTCAGGAACGACTGTAATAAATTTCTTATCAACATCAAGATTTGCCTTACCCCATTCTGATACAACCACACCTAGACCAGCAGCAAAGGCCTCCATACAAACCAGTGGATGTGCCTCACCATCAGATAACAAAACAAGATTACCATATTCAGTTAAACTATTATGGAGTGTTTCCTTAGACCATTCTCCCAGATAATTTTTAGTCTGATCAAATCTATCATCAGCAATATTACCAGCATACCATAGACTATCAATGGACTGGAAAAGATGTTGTCTCTTACGATAATCTACCTTCGCAAGATAGATGCTACGATCAGAAAGTGATGGTTTATCAACTACTTTGAATGACTTACAATTAACTCCATTGGGGCTAATATATAATTTTTCATTAGGGATATTAAACATTATATTATAAACTTTTTTAATCCCCTCGGATAAACAAAATACTCTTGGTTGAATTTTTGCAAACGTATTAGCAATGTTCACATAACCCCCAAACATATTTGGTCTTTCCAAATATCCATAATGACTTGTACATACACAAGGATACTGAATATAGGGATAGAGTCCTACCCAATCATCATAATGAATATGAACAAAATCTGGTTGATAACTATTAATCTGATCTAAAATATCTTTCGGATCTGTTGTATTAACAATATCAACTTCATGTCCCAACTCTATTAGAACATTTCTCATATCCCATATTAAAGATTCAACTGCTCCCCATCCTACAGGAGGTATAGGAGTAAATCCTGGCCCAACAATAGAAAATTTCATCGACTAGTGATCCATTCTAAAACATCAACTTCAGGTTCCCATCCTATGGTTTCACCTATCTTAGTTATATCAGCAAGAGTAGTATCCATTTCACCATCACGTTCAGGAATATAAACTTGATCATCAGAGATAGTATCTGCTATCTGTTGAACAGAATAATTCTTAGCACTACCGACATTAAATACTTCACCTACCTTACCTTTAAGAGGCATAAGTGAAGCAAGATAGTTTGCCCTTGCAATATCTTTAACGTAAATAAAATCACGTTTCTGTGACCCGTCTCCAACAATAGTAAGAGGCTCACCTGATTCTTTCTGCCTATCAAATATACCTATTACAGGAGCATACTGACCTCTTGTAGGGCATCTTTCTCCAAAGACATTAAAGTATCTCAGAACCACTGTTTCTAATCCATACAGACTAGAATACATCTTACAAAACTTCTCCCCTGCAGCCTTTGATGCTGAGTATGGATTCAAACAATCGTCTGGTTGTGTCTCCACATTAGGGTATGGATTATTACCATAGGCAGATGACGTAGAAGAATAAACAAATCTCTTAACTCCTGCTTCTCTAGCACATTGAAGGACAGTAGTTGTCCCAACACAATTTCTATAAACTGCATCAATAGGATTATTAATAGCAGGTTGAAGACGTGCCTCTGCTGCTAAATGAAAAACATATTCTACATTAGTAAAACAATTTCTAAGTCCTTTATAATCTGTTATATCACATTTAACATTAATAGCCTTATCATTCCAATAAAACTTTTCATTGTCTGCACTTTCATTATCAACACAAACTACTTCATGTCCTTGCTCCAGTAGATAATCTACTAAATTAGAACCAATAAATCCTGCTCCACCTGTAACTAAACTAACCACGATAATCACCCCAACACTGTGCACTACCAGTTGTATATGCTTCATGAAAAACTTTAGCGTGATCTGATTCTATGTTATCAAAGAAATTAATATTCATAACAACTCTTCTTTTTGTATCACTAGTACTTGTTCCGCTATGCCTTTCATTATTATTAAAGATAACTATTCTATTCTCTTTACTATATACCTTTTCTCCAGTTTTTTCCAATATAGTATAACCATTATTATCATTATAATAAAAGACCGCAGTTTTAGCACCAGGAATATCATTGTCTACATGAAATCCATGTTCCATAACTGTACTACGTCTTGGATTTAAATTTAATTTCAACTTAATCAATACTTTACAATTTAATTTTGGATTGGTATGAAAGGGAAGAAAATATTCAAAAGATTGTCTATTATAAACAGGCACACATGTACCTTTTTGAATCTGATCACCATCGGAATTGGTATTAACTGTATATACCGTATGTGTAAACTGATATCCATCCAATGGATCAACCTTTAACATATCATCATTTAGTGTATTTGTATTAAAAGCCCATGGAAACCGATTCCGTTGATCCATTACCATATCTCTTAATTGAGGCCATATATCCTCAGGCATAAAGTTATCAATTACTTTCATAACCTTTCTGCCTCTTCCAATCTGCGTACATTGCACCAAACATCATACCCTCATGTGACTTGATATTATCTCCTGTAAGAAGTTCCTTCTGTCTATCAGTAAGGTTCTTATTCATATTAAGATATTCTGCCTCCCATTGAGGTACTTCTTTAATCCATTCTTTAGTCATAACCATAACCTCTCTGCATTGGTTCCTTTACGCTATTGTAAATATCAGTTTTTAATTTAGTTGTAGAGTAATCATGTTCTCTACTTAACCAGATAATATCAATGGCAATATCTTTACCAGTATAGCTACCGTCCATATAATCTGTACCCAGAAACCGAATTTCATAGTCTTTTAAATAAGATAAAAATCTTTCCTCTGTCTTATATACTACCACATTATCTACGTATTTGATAGCCCTTAATATCTCTTCCCTTTCTTCTACAGTTTGAACTGGTTTTAACTTACGAGATCTTTCTGTAGAGGGATCTTCATGAAGTGCTACTGTAAGATGATTACAATGTTCCTTAGCATCCTTAAACATTCTGATATAACCAGGATGAATTACATCAAATGCTCCTGCAATAATACCCTTCTTAGGTGGTACTGTCTTCTTCCATTCCTCTACATTAATACCCTTATCATCTATAAAGATATCAGCAGTAGGTTTATGGAACATAGGCTCAAGTTCATGATACTTGACACCCCACATATCCAATTGCTTTATAGTTAAAGAAGTCCAATCAATACCAGAACCTCTACCTCTAGCCGTCATTATAATTATATAATTTCCTTCATCATATAATCTATTAACCTGTTCCACCATGAATGAGAAAGGAGTTGCTTCCAAATAACCAGGTTTATTATCATCCAGCCTTAATGGAGTATCACAGATAGTCCCATCTAAATCAAAACAATATTTCATACCACCCCATGTAAGAATATTTGATGTACACATTCTACCACACCATAACTATCACTTGCAATATGATAGTTCCATAATGCATTGTTTGCAATTTTTCTTATTGTATTGTCTCTTTCAAATCCAGTTAAAACACCATAAGCAATAGTATTCTCCTCACACCAATTTACACAATTAATCATATTCTTTGATTCACCACCAGAACTCATAATGATTACAAGAGTATCTTTCTCAACATAGTATTCTAAAAATTTTTTATATGCTTTCCTATATCCAAAATCATTAGCAAGCATAGTAATCATAGAAGGATCAGAAAGAATGGAAACTTTCTTATTATGAAACTTCATATAATCCTGAGAGATATGTGAAGCAACAGAGCTACTTCCCCCATTACCCAAAATAATTATTCTCTTATAACATTTAAATGCTGATTGAAATCTAAGAAACTGCTCTTCCATATGAGCAGACTTAAGAGTATCAATATATTCCTTAAATGGATTTACCATAAACACCATCGGTTTCGACACCTATTTTAACACAATCATATGGAATTTTCAAGGTATCCTTCTCCGAAAATGTTAAAAAGAATCCTCCATTCCCTGCACCACATAATTTATGTGCACATACAGTTTCATTATTTTCTAATACAGTATCAATCTCACGAATAGTTTCATTCTCTGCAATGATTGAAGAAGTCTTTTTCTTTTGCGACCAACTCTTACCTAACAAGTATAAAAACTTATCATGATTCTCATCCATAAGAATATCATATGCCTTATCACAAGTTTCTAATAATGGCTTAACCTTATCTAAGTTGTCTGTGACGTTTTTGAGGATTCTTCTGGAGTTTCTAGTAATACCGCTAAACACAAGATGGATATCAAAATCATCAAATATAGTACAAGGTAAAAACTGATACCGAACAGAAGACCCACCGAGGAAATCAATCCTTTTAAACCCTCCCACACCGCAACCGTATGGGTCTTGATATCCGCAATAAGGGTTGTATATCCGTTCCAATTTATAGGCAAGTTTGCAAACGTCATTGTCTGTAATAGAAAGATTAAAAAATAAACAACAAGCCTTTATAAGACTAATTGTATAAGATGAAGAAGATGCCAATCCACTTCCTTGCGAATAAGCATCACTTGTAAGTGTAACTTGTACAGGAGGCATATTAAAATGATCCAATACAGTTCTTACTACCTCATTCTGTATTTCTCCAATACTAGAAACTTCTTCACGTCGTGAATAGTTTATAATATATTTACCCTGATCCTTATTATACCCTAGCCTATCTTGACTAATCGTAACATAAGTTTTGAGATTGGATGTAAAACTAATAACAGATCCACGTCCATACTTCTCAACAAAATATGGATTGTCTGTTGACCCTCCAAATAATGAAACCCTTAACGGACAAGATGCAACATACATTATATACTATCAATAATTTTTTTATACTGTTGAATAATATTTACCCAATCAAAATTAGCACGACAATACTCTCTTATCTCTTGTCTCATCCCCAATGAAATTTCTCTATTCTCCTGAATCTTTTCTTTAAGATACTCAGTATCTTCTAATTTTTTATCAGGAATAACAGTAATAAATGGTTGAGATAAATCAAGGTTAGCAGTACTCTGTTCTGAAAGAACCATACCAAGACCAGCAGCCATACCTTCCAAACATACGAAAGGATGTGCTTCTCCTGAACTTAACAATATCATATTAGCATAGGCCGTCAGATTGTCCATAATATCTTGCTTACTCTGCTCACCAAAATAACAAGGGTCTGATGTGTCGAAAGATGGGTCTGCATTATTACCAATAAAATCAATATTTAAACCTTTCTTCTGAAGAAATGCCTGTCTCTTCCTTGGTTCTAACTTACCAACAACAACTGACCTGTCTATATGTAATGCTTTATCATCAATAGTATATGCATCAGTATCAATAGCACAAGGAAGTACTGATACATTTGTACTATCAATACCTCTTCTCACGAATTCTTTTTTTATTCTATCTGATAGTGATACTATATGACTCTGAGAGTTCTTAAGTAAATCATATAAGAATACATACTGAGGTTCTGGATTCTCTAGGTATGGATAATGGCTTGTGACCATTTTCTTTTTACAATTTAAGTGAGGCATTACAGTTGAGTAATGATCATAATGTAAATGCACAGCATCAAAATTTCCTGAGTTAACTATGCGTACAACCTCATGTAAATCTTTTGTATTAATAATTACGACCTCATCACCAATCTTCTTTAACTGGTTATTATAATTCCATATAAGATGCTCAACTCCACCCCATCCTGTAGGAGGAATGGGCATGATTCCAGGCCCAATCAATGCTATTTTCATTTTACAAATCCTAGTTCCTGTATAAACTCATAGTCTCTGTGCATATTAGCATGATTTTCAAATGCTAAGAAGAGATCAGGATTATTTTTATACGCATAGGCCATAGCAATCTGTTCATTATTAACTATATCATTACCAATTAATTTATTTTCAAATATATCATGAATTAACTCAGCAAATTTCAACATAGGTTCTTTATGACCACCCCATAATCCAGCCATAACCCAACTTCTATTATCCCAAAGATAATCATCACCACAACTATCAGCATAAACCAAATCAGGATAGTAGGACATTGATGTTTGAATAATTGCTTTATCTGGATTAGCATTAATTGCTGCTAGTCCTTGTGGAGATGGGTATGGTTTATCCAAATCAGTCTCATAAAATAACCTAGACAATCCTGCATCCACCCATAGAAAAACATCTGTATCAAAATGATTTTCTTCAATAGCTCTCTTTACCCATTGGAATTTAGAAAAAATTACAATAGGATAGAGAGGATTTCTACATTCTAATCTCTCTGGATCATCAATCCTATTCTTATATTCTTCTGAGTTAAGAATATTATATATTTTTCTATACTGATAGAAGTAAGGTATTTCATCTATCTCATGAGTTATAATCTTAGTCGGTCTATCTCCCCTAAATTCTTCAACAAATTTTCTTGAAGAGGGGTCTACATAAACCACCATAGGTGAAGGTATTCGTAGAGTATTAGCAAACCAATTGAGATACTCTTTCCATTTTCTTCCATCACCTAATTCTTCATCCTCTCTTTTAATATCATAGAGGGCAGTAACTAAAGTAGCAGTCATAATTTAAGATAATTGTGAGGGTCGTCGCCATTGTTGCCAACTAGCGTCATCGGTATAAGTAAGTCCTTCTTCACAGTAATCGCAAAGATCGGCTCCTTCTTTTCTAATTCTTTTTACAGTTTCAGAAGCTTCATATTCATCCCAAGTATTCTCTACAAGATTACCTAAGACTTCATCAAGACCATAGTCTTGACAACAAAGAGATAATGATCCATCAGGTAATAAAACATTCTGATATACTCTAGAACAATTACCTCTAATATTTTCTGAAGCAGGAACTTTATCCTTTTTCTCTATTAATATATTCATTGCTCTACTATTAACCTGACGTACACCAACATAGAAATGATTTTGTAAATCAGAAAGTTCTGGATGAAGATCACCTAAACAATGGAAATCAAGTTTATATTGGCCCCATCCATTTCCAGGATTTTGTATTAGAAAATTTAACATATCATAATATTCTTCACTAAGTTTCTTCACTGTCCTCCCTTGATCCTCATATGTTTCAACTGGAATTTGAACTCCAATCATTTCATCAAACGCACCAGAGGGTAAATGTATATGTAATTCTCTATAATTAATATCTTTAATTCTCATCCAATCATCTTTCTTTAAACCAACCAAAGTTGTATTTAAAAGAATGCTATAGCCTCTTTCATAAGCATGTAATAACATATCAGGTGTTTCTGGATTAAGAAATGGTTCTACATATCCAGTGAAATTTAATCCAACATGTAAAGGTATAGTACTAAGACATTTTTTAAATGTATCTAAGGTCATCATGGTATCTTTATCAGAACCAATCCTTTCTCTATACCTTTTAATCAAGGTAGATTGAGGACAATATTCACAATAATTTTTACACCCTATTCTAGGTGTTATTTCTATATTGTGTTTGATGTTCATTCTTCTACTCTCTCTAGAATAACTTCTTTACCGATTCTATTATACTGAAGATAATCTACACCATTATAAATGGGATCCTCATCTATTTGATAGTTAGTCCAGTCTCCAAAGTAAGGGCGATTAACATCAATGATTCCTGCAATAGCATCTATGGAAGATCCTACATCAAGAAAGACTGCATCAGTATACTTCTTAAGCCTATGTAGGAGGCCTGACTTCACATGTCCTATACCCACTAGGAATATTTTAGAAGTAGAATTTTTAAGTTGTTCTCCAACCATTTTTTCTGTTGCGTCAAGATCATCACAAGCAAACTTCTGAGGAATAGTAATATAATCCTCAAACTTTTCAATACCCAAATACTCTTGATATTGTTCTGCTTCTATAATATTTTCAATAATATTTAATTTAGTATTAGCACCAAGTAATCCTATCTTACCAGCAAAAGTTTCTAATAACCATTTGTTAGCAACCAAACCATAGCCATACTCTGCAGGGAAGTCAATCTTTTTATCAATTACTTCAGTAAAATTTTCCATATTCTCTGGATAAATCTCACAGGTATAGTAATCACATAACTGTGCACCCTCTACAAATTTCTCATGGTCTATTTCACTATAAGGTTTTCCTAAAGCTCTCTTACCAGGAGTAGCACTTCCTACAGATTCTTTCTTTAAAAAGAAATAATCACCATCACCAAATTTATAAAAGGTTTTACTTTCACCTTTCTCTACAAGATCTACCAGAAGTGATTTAAAATCTTCTAACTTTTCTTGGAACCTTGGATACGAATTTTTATTTCCAAAGCAATAATGGGAATCTAAATTAATAGTTCCATCGATTTTATATTGATTAATATACATAATCAGACCTTAGATTGTTCAGCAAAATATTCTTTAACCCAGTAAATAACATAATCAATGTCCTCATCATTCATACCAGGATGACATGGTAAACTAATTAGTCTCTTCCATTCTTTATTTGCTACAGGATAATCACGTTGATTCATATCCTTGACAACATTATACAAATGGAGTGGTTTAAAATGTACACTAGTATGTATCTTCTTAGTAGCAAGGTAATCTATGAGACTATCACGATGCTCTGGATCTACTTTAGCACAATAATACTGAACCGTTTCACTGTGTGGAGGTGGTTGAATAAGATCACTCAACTCTTCATTATATCTCTTCTGTATATACCTACGAAATTCTAAA